ATGTCATTACCGTCATATCCTTCCTCACGTTCCATATCAAAGGGGTTATCAATAGAAGTCATACGGCCTGTATCCTTGTCATAGTAAAGGTGAGCAGCTACACCAGTGTCACCTGTATATCTATTCTTTAAGATACGAATCACGGTAGTGTTAGCTTCAGTCTCATCCTCACTTTGTTGGTTTCGTTCTAGTGCTACTACGGCATCACTTAGATGTCCGATACTAGCTGACCCTCTTAGATGGGACAACGTAACTTCTTTGCCTTCTTCAAAGCCTTTATCACCACCCCGTCTACGAAGGTGAGACACCAACAGTAGTCCAATCCCTGTCTCCTCTACGAGGGAGCGTAGCTTTGTCATTAAGATATCAATAGACTTTCTTTCATCGCCCATGTCATCTTGACCAGAGACTAGGATAGATAGGTGATCTAACATAATCCACTTACAATCCAAGGCTCGTGCCATGTACCGTACCCGTCCAAGGATTTCGTCATTAGAGATAGAACCAAAGTGATCAAAGGCAAACAACCTACCAGTACCAAGCGTAGCTTTCTCCCACTCGTTTAACTGTTCACGGTTATATTGATCCCTAATTTCTTTGATATACAATCTTGCGTTAGCTTCCACCGACATAATATTAAAGGCTGTATTCCTTACGTTCTCTTCTAATGCCAGGATACCTATGTTATCGTCTGTACTTTTCAGTATGTGATGCATCAGTTCTCTGATGATACTAGACTTACCCATACCAGAACCAGAGGTGAAACAAACTAGCTCTCCTGTCCTCATGCCGTACAGCTTTTCATTCATACCTTCCCAAGGATACAGGCACGTATCACAAAAGTCTTCTTCATATAACTTTGTGCCTAAGTCTCTGAGATTTATAATACCAGCAGGAGTATGAGGTGCTGCTGCCCACCATGCTCTCGTAAATTCTTCTCGTTTACCTACCTTTAGGTACTCGTTAGCATCCTTGAAATCTAACTTCACAACCTTAGCTTTGTTAGGTTCAAACAATTCTGCAACTAAGGCACTAGCCTTACGTCCTGCATCATCGTTATCAAAACATAGGATGACGTTATCAAAAGAGTTAAGGTACTCAAGGTTGGCTTTGCAATCTCTGAGAGCACTAGCTGCACCAGATTTAATAGAGACACAAGGATACCTTGAACCAGATAACTCAAAGACAGACATAGCATCTATCTCTCCTTCACATACAGTAATATACTTAGCACTTGAAGGAGGAAATAAATTCTGTCCGAATAGCTGACTAGAACTTAGATCACCTTCGACAAAGAAATTCTTAGGATTAGTTTGGCGTACCTTGTTAGCTACATGACACTCATCCTTATCATAATAAGGATAGATATGTTTGTTAACCTTGGCTGTAACACCATACTTTTTCACTGTGTCTAAGGATATGTTACGACTTTGTAAAGCAACGGCATCTCCTTTAGACAAGACAGTATTGATCACACCTTTGATGGGTGCAGTAGTTTGTTGGCTCATAGAATATTCCTCTTCTTCTCTGCCATATTGATCACATTTATAACAATACCAATGGCCGTCCTCGTAGAGGACTCGTGCCTTCTCCGCTCCACATTCGTCATGTGGCAGACGGTCACGTACAACTTTATTACTATCCATAGTGGCTCCTCAACCTAGCTGTAGGATACATCAATCGGATTGGGATGTCAAGCACTAACAGTTACTACGTGTTAGTACGTAAGTACTACTAACACTAGTAACAGTTACAGTTTATTTATAAGACTTTGTAATAACATCTTCTACAAAATCTAAACTGTTAGACAGAATTTCTTCTGTCTCTTGTTTAGCTAAACGTCTAGACTCTTTCAAAGAAAAACCTTCTTCTTGATATGATAAAGTTAAGTCTCTAAATAAAGAATCTCTTTCTTTATCCCACAAGTTCTTACTCATTGTATCGTTCCTTTGTCTGATAGTTCTTTAATTCTTTTATATGATTCTATTAATTGTTTTTGTAAATCTAAAATGTTTCCTTCTAGTATGTCAATTTTATTTTCTAGTTTCTCTATCTCTTCCCTTCTTTTAATCCAATCATTACTAGGCATTATCTTAGTCTCCTTCGTAATAATAAAACAAATGTTTGCCTATCTTTGTTATAAATACCAAGTCTTTTATCCAGTAAGGACTAACATAAGAAGCATGATAGAATGTAGCTCCCTGTATTTCTTCATAGATAACACCATCAATAGCCATCCGTGCTACATCTTGTGCAGTTCTAAGTGCTTGTTTATCCTTCATAATTTCTGGTTTACCATCGCACCAGTATGAGAAGGCGCACCTATTTCTTATAGGATTTCCTTCCCAATATCTACCAGCATGAACAACTTCACAAACAGTAGGTGGAAATCTATAGTCTCTAACTCTTTGTAAGATTACATTAGCTACTGCTAATTGCCCTACAAAACTTTCACTTCTTGCTTCAAAGTATACAGCTTCAGTTAAACATTCTAGCTCAGTTGGTTTAGCTTCAGCTTTATTTATTAGTGCTAATGTTGCAAAGAAAATTGCAATAGTAATTACACTAACAAATAATACTTTGAAAGAAGTGTTATACTTTATGTACGACTTATCCATACAACTTTTCCTTCTTGATCTTGACCATAGAAATTATCTATCCAATCTCCATGCTTTAGATAGTGCCTCATGTGTTTTATATATCCTTCACATGAGGCACGATTAGCTATAGAATTTTTTATATTTTGTCTTTCTTGTTTACGATATTCATTAGCTAATAATTGATTGTGAGCTATCCACTCTATCACTTTCAAGTAGTGGATAGGATGATCCTTTGGTATTTTTCTTAGAGATGGGTGAATCCCCTTGAGCGATACGTTCTTCCCTTTCCTTTTGCCAGCCATCTTCTAAGTCCTTTATTCTTTTATCAGTATAGCCAAGGATATCTACTGTTAAGATACCCCATGCTATGTCTTGTTCAGCGGGAGTGAGGTGTTGCTCCTCCACGATTTCATTAAACATAGTACGTGCCGACCATCCCTTGAGAGGGGATGCTTTACCTCTAGCCATCTTCTCTAGAAAGATTTTCTTTACTCCACTTAAGAACGGGGTTTCAGCGGCTTCCATCATGGGTATTTGTTTAGTCATTACCACGCTTCTCCTTCTGCACTAGGAGCACCAGAAATCTGATGCTTCTCTTCATAGTAATCAATCGACAAGGGCTTTGCCCACTCCTTAGATCGGAGCATCTTACGTACCCTTTCCTCACGCATCACTCTTACATTCTGTAAGTTCTGTGATCGTGCTTTAGCTTTACCTTGAGTCGTATGTGTGGACCAGTGCGTTGCTGCTTGATAAGCAGTCCATAGGCTACCTACATCTCGACTATTCTTTCCTTCATACAAAGCTCTGCCGTGACAGTGACGGTTCTCTTCATCAAAGATGTTCATCAGGTGAGATAGGATAACTTTGTTATGTTTATTCTCACGGCTCACATTATCAGTACGCTTTGCTAATGTACCTTTGAATAATTCAATAGCGTCAGTACGTTTAAGCGGGGTCTTAAACCAATCCTTCATTTCTTTCATGGCATCTCCCCGAATGTACTCTCCTGCATTCTTTATCTTAGCAGTAAAAGCAGGGAGACTAAAGCCTTTAGTATGTCTACCATAGACATAAGCCAGCTTGTTACCAGACACCAGTGTATTCCAACATGAGCTTCTCCATAGCCCCATCATTCCATTGTTAGCCCACGTTCCATCCTGACTAGTGCGAAAGATAAACTTTGGAGTTACATAGCCCCTTCCATCTATATCTATAGCATAGGCAGGAAAGTCTGCCGTCAATTCTAATTGTGCTCCCTCTTTATAAACATTAGTCTTAAAGGAAGCATCAGTCAAGTCCATGCCAGACTGTGTGATAGCAATCTCTATGTCTTGTACCGTAGTCTTATACTGCATCACTTCGTACCTGTCTTTGACTACAGCAAAAGGTTTCTTAGTATCCTTCCTTCGGATCAATGATCCTACATCTGATGCTAGTTCTGGATAGTGATTATCATAGGTAGGGTGACTACCATCGTACTGATACAGTGGAACTTTCTCTACTTCAAAGTCTATTACATCGTGGTTAAACATCATGTTCATTATACCATTCCTCTTGGTCATTTAAAAAATCATTGATGTCTTCGACATCAAGATCGTGAACGTCATCAGCACCACTAACTGCCAGTATATAGTCATAGACATTTAGTGGCAAGTCTTTTGTATTTCTATAGTTGAAACGGTCCCTCATATAGTAACCCCATTAATAGATATATTACTATTAAAGTTACTAAACAGATCAATACTCTGTTGAGTTCCATCACTACAAGTTACCATGATACTCAAAACATCATAGGTTTCTTGGCTACTAGGTAAGGTATCTTGTCTTACTTTTATATTTACTTTATCAACCGAATGATAATTTATATTAGTTAGGCCAGCCATTTTACTTCTCCTTATTTGTTACCACACATACATACTAAACCCTATTAAGATAAAGATCAAGACCCCTGCTAGAATATCTTGTACTCTAGCTAGGAACCCATCTCTTTTTTCTTCATCATCCATCAGTAGTCTCCATCCATATACGCTCCCATGATACATCCTATTCCTATAGGTACAGAACCTAACATACAGGCTAGATACATATCCCCTACACTCCTACCAACTAAGAGTAATACTCCCATCATAAAGATAAAAGTAAAGATAGATAGTACACCAGTAGCTAACGCTGTAAATCTAATGCCCGTCATTATGTTTATCCTTCCAATAGTCTTGCATTACTTTCTTATATCTATTCCCATCATAGATAAGAATATACTTTCCCTCTCTATTTAGGGACCAGATAGGGTAAGACCCTGGCGGTTTCATCCACCTATCTTCTAGGTCTACCATTACATCAAACTCATAGTCTGATAGGGAAACTTTCTTACAAGTAATGTCACCTAAATTACTGTTTCGTTCTACGAACATTCTATTCTCCTTAATACTTCTTGACTTTTTCTACGATAGTATCCGTGGTGCTATGATTATAGCATAGTAAACAGTTTTTGCATTGTTGTCCAGTACAATTCTGTTGGTCCACATACTCATCCTCTAAGACATTATTAAATGTCTTATCAAAATATAGTGGTGGAGTATCCATGATACTACTAATGGTAGGGTTGCTGTAGATTACAATCAAATTCTTAGGCTTCTCAACGTGATCGAAAAGTCTTTTGATATAATCTTTACGCTTTGTCCACAAAGCAAAGGTGCAATTAGGATTATGATTAACGATAGCTACAAGGTTAGCTAAATGTTGTATGTTTATTAGTTCACCATGAGCATCGAACCGAAAGACAGCATCCAGTATTACTGGCAGTTCTTCTTTGCTTAAAGTTCTTGAACCTAGAAGATCACTGTTACGCTGCAAAGCAGCGGCCATGTTCTTCCTATATCCATTAAGCATAGTATGGCTGTAGCAATGCTTACAAATTGTTTCCTTCTTTGCTTTGTTCATCTTGATGCAAAAAGGATTAGTCAAAGTGTTAGTGCTGATAGCTTTGAAACCATCCAGCTTGCCACTCATCTTTGAGATATGTACAGCATCCATTTTATTTCTCCGAACCAAAGGTATTAATCCATTCATCAGGAGTAACACCAGTTTTTAAGAACTCTCTATGATCAGCAGAGACATTAGGCATAGCATCTTGAATAAGAGTACCACTTTCCCATGCATCAAT